CCTGCCACGGCTGCGACAACGACGAACCAGACTGCGGTTCAAACGGACCCCACTTAGCAACATACTCACGATAAGGCCCAGCAGGAGACATACGAGACTTGACACGCTGAAGAATCTTACGACTCATCGGCTGACCTTCAGAAGCAACCGTGAACCGGAAATCAGGTGTTACCGCAAGTTTGTATGTTGCGTAATCCTCGAACAGCGTAGTCTTACCGTGTTCCGGGGGCCACAAAATCATTGTGATATTTCCGGCAGCCGTATGTTCGTAAGCGTGGATAGCTTTTAAATGGAACCACGGCGAATTCATTCCAAAATATTTTTTACGGAACGCAGCAAAACCGTTTTCCCAACTATCATTCTTGGGTGCGTGTTCAGCATCAAGGCGTAACTCATCTACCCTGTGAGCAAAATCAGGGTAGCGTTCACGCCAACGAGCATAAGTATTACGGGCAATACCAGCAGCAGCACAGGCAATATCAATAGATCGTTCTGACTCAAACGATTCCATAAAAGCCTGCCGACGCGACAAAGCCGACCTAGAGCGGTCGGCGTTTACTTTCTGGAACTTGACCTGTTCGGTCACAAATCCTTATCGCTAAGCATTATTTGCCCTTAGGTTTTTTAGCTTTGTTTCTAGCAGAAATAGCTTTTGCCTTAGCTTTTGCGTCCGCCTTTGACGATGCCCCCCAAGCGTTAAGCGATAATAACAAACGTGTAGGTTTTCCGTTCTTATCACGTTCTGGTCCGGGCATATTTCCCATACGTGCAAGGAACGAGGCACGACGCGGATTATCTCCCGACTTAACAGGAGCTTTAAGAGTGCCACCTTTATACGATGCACGACCTTTAGCATTAAGTCCACCCGCAGGGTTTTTACCTTCTTTGCGTTGCCACGCCGGAGACTTAGCCATTTCATTTACCTTTCTTCTTAGCTACCGCCATGTTGTCAACTAAGTTTGGGTACTTACGGCCAGCCTTCTTAGCCCTAGCTTTAGCCGCAGATTTTTGTGCAGGAGTTAATTTTTTACTCGGCCCCTTAGGGGCAGGGCGCTCCCAAACAGGTTTCTTGGATTTTGCTGGCATTAGTCAGCAACCCGAATAGACCCCGTGACTGCGTTGTTGGTAGCAAAGTAAATACCATTGTTAACACGCAGACCACCAGCGTTATCTTCAACAGGATAATAAGCATGGGCAGAAGCATTAGCACCAAGGGTAATCGTTTCAAGGTGAGTACCGGAAGCAGCTGAAGCATTGTCATGAATAGTTACTACAGCACCGGAAGCACCAGCCTGCAATGTGAAACCATGATAGGTGCATTTAGTAGCACGCACTACTGCTGAAGTTGTTACATTGACTGACGCAACTTTTGAGCGACTTGCCATTAGATACCTTTCCTAAAAGGGAAATTACTTTTCCAGATAAAAATAATTTACGTGATCCAAAGTAACTTCCGAAGGCTTCAGAATTTGCTTTACACCACGACGCAACGGAACAGCCTCGGCATCAACAAAGATACGCAAATCAGCCGAACCATCAGCGTAAGACTTAATAACTAAAGCCTGAGCAGGATCGCCCATAGCTAAAGTATTAACTCCCACACCAGAAAGTCTAAGATCCTCAATAATATTGCGATCCAAAACAAAAACAACAAAAGAACCCGGCTTCACTTGAACGACCTTCGAAGCCACCTCAACCGGAGGCGGAACATCTTCCTCATCATCCAACTCAGCCAACTCATTCTCTAAAGCAATCTGTTCAGCAGCAGCAACTAAACGCCGCATCTCTTCATCAGAAGAGTCACCACCAAGAACGGGTTCTTCTAAAACAATACCAGCAGGAGGCTGGGCCTCTAAAGGTTCCTCCACAATTTCAACCTTTTTACGAGGGGGCATCAGTAACCCATACCCCCACCCATACCGCCACCCATACCCATACCGCCACCCATCGGGCTAGCAGGCATTGGAGCAGGCATCGGACGCGCAGCAGGCTTCTTCATAACCTTCTTTTTAACGGCCTTCTTAACGACCTTTTTTTTAACAGCCTTCTTAACAACCTTCTTCTTGGCTGCCTTCTTAACCATCTTCTTCATAGCCATTAGTTACCAAATCCTTTCATAATCATTTTAGCGGCACCTTGCGCGTCACGAATAACAGACTTAGCACGACCAGAAGCAAACTGTGCAATGTCACCTGCAACATCTCTAGCTGCACCTAAAGCTTGTGACCCACGTTTTACACCCGAACGATACATTGCACGATCAACATTATTAATAGCAGTTTTTGCCCGATTAATGTCGTTGATTAAGTTTCCAGCAACTAAACCCGTAGGGTCGCGCGGTGGAATTAAAGGTCCGTTATTACTAGGCTTTTTGCCTTTTTTCATATTAGAAGAACGTGAAGCAACGTATTTACGGGCTTTGCCTTTATCTTGGCCCACTATTTTCCACCCTTGTTCTTAGGGTGAGTGTGAGCAGCTTTAACGGTGCCGGGTCCGACACGACCACCGCCAGAAGGCTTAGCGATCTTAACGTCACAACCGTAGGGACCGGGGTTGATTCCTTTACCAGTTTTCATTGTATAAGCATACACCATCACGCATTAAAAACAAGCATCAACTTAAATCACGAATCTCACTCACCATCCCACGAGGAATAGTAATGCCATGAGCAAAATGAGTGTCATTAACTAAAGCCGCCAAAGTAACAGAATCCTTATTAGAAGCAATCAAATAACCAAGAGACAAAGAAACCGCAGGCTCCAACACCGCATCCTCAGGAGCAACCCAATCCCCACCAATATCAGAAGCATCCCGCCACACAACCTCAACAATCCTCATAGGCCCAATATCATGCAGTCGTGATTGCATGACATCAGCACACTCAGCTACAACCCGTTTATCCTTCGACCGCTTCATGCATTAAGGGTACACCACCACATCCTTAAAAACAGAAAAGACTGAGCGTGTTCACAACAATTCTGCGAACCCCAGCCTCAGTCTCTCCCGGATCGCCCACACACAAAGCGATCTAGCTATTACTAATTGTAACAAAGAAAAATATTTTTGCAAGAACCCCTCCCCAACAGTAAGCATAAGGTGTACCATAGACAACACACATAAGCTTTACCTCACCGGAGAGAGGTATACGTCCGGCATCGATTCGCTATCGGTGGTTCGCCCGTTAGAGGGGTTCCCTTCATCCTGCTCATAGCGACAGGGTGAGTGGAACCGTGCTACAACGGTCGGGATAACAGACAAAAACTGTTGGGAACCGGGAGGGGTCTACAACACATACCCCCTCAACACACTCACCCCATACAACACAAACCATTCTTGGCTAACACACAGCCAGCTTACACACCCCGCACCCACACAAACCCCCGCAGTTGTCACCGTATTCCTAAACATGTAATCACCACAGTTACAGAGTAGGGGGTGCTGGCACATACCTAGGGGGGGTGGGGGGTTGGTCCCTGTAAAACATTTACCTTCTTGTATATTCTGCCGTGTTTAATAAATAAAATGTTTCATATGTGTCCAAACCACCGTCACATGGCAACATTAGAGACAGGTATTGGGGTTTGGGTTGGTTGTTCTGGGGTTTTGTTGTGTTGGTGTTTGTGTTTGGGTTGTGGTCTGTTGTGGGTAGGTTGAAAAAGTCATCTTGGGGACGGTGCGTCCCCAAACCCCTCCTTCCATACTTGTCGGGTTCGGGGGTATCAGGTAGCACGACAAGCCCCGTCCCTGACGCTGTTTGTCGCACTCCTATCCCCCCCGAACCACAGAGCCGAGCCAGCTCGTCTCTTCGACGGCCCCTTTCTTGTCTGGGCTGCGCTGGGTACTCTTTTTCGGGGCCTTAGGATTGTACTCTTTACGTCTGTCAACCCTTCGGATTCTTGCCGGGAACCAAGTACTTCAATCACAAGGTTCGGGACACGGTGAGGCTGTGTCCCTTCTTGAGATTGAAGACTTATTCACCGTCAACAATCCTCCAGTACTTAGATTGGGTGCGCTCGGCATCGTTGGGTTGCTCTAACCTGCGGCGCCGCGAGCGGCGTCCTCGCTAAGAGAACTCAAAGAAGCCGTGCTACCACAATCTGCGGGGTTGACAGGGCTGTCAGTAAGGGACAGTAACCAAACGGTGAGGCTGTTTGGAACTGTCCCTAACTTAAGCGAGTTTTCCCACTGTCATCTTTCGGCATCACGTCGTAAAGAGTAGTGGGGTAAGGGTAAGGGGGAAAGTGTCCCTCTTACTATTTAGTAAAGGAAAAAACATGACCAACAATCGTAACGATGAACTGTCCTATAACGACATCGTTAGTAACTATTTACCCCTGACTCCCGAGCAAAAGCAGTTCTGGGCGTTCAAGGCTAGCAAGTTCCAGATTGATCAAAAACTTGCTCCTTCTTACTTGCGCCTTCCAGATGGTGCGGAGTTCATCGCATTATGGATTGAACCTAACCCAGTTGGACACCAAGTAGTCGTCCTTGAACGTAGTCGTACGACTGAACGAATGTTTAACCCCAAAGACCTTCCGCTTAAGTTGGAACTCGATAGAGCGACTGGTCTTGCTACAATCGTTCCCTCTGCTGACGGTATCGACTACCTCACGGTTGAGAAAGGCAAACAGTTGCTTTACCCTGTAGCACAATGTAATGCTGCTGCTGCTCTCATCGTTAAGAACCGTCCCGGAAACGTCATCGGAGACAGTTACCTTACCGATGACGGCGGTTTCTGGACCTACGAGTATCACGCCATCAATACTCTTGCGGATTACGATGAGTTGGGAAACCACTTTCAAGAATTCCGCTCGTGGATTGAGTTGCGCGAAGCACGTAAGTTTTCCGGATTCGGGCGAAGCGAAATTCTCGAAAGCGGCACAGATGCTCACGCCGAGGAATTCGCTAAGATGAGCGGATTGTAACTCGTTATGGGCAGGGGGTGGGAGGCTTCGGCCTCCTGCCCTCTCTCATTTTTTGCGGGCCGGGAATGATGTGTTCGATACACTGGTAAATAGGTTGTGTTTTATAAATCAAATCATTTGGGAGGAAACATGTGGCATGAGTTGAAAATATTGGCTGCTGTTGTTGCGGCTGTTGTGTTATTTATGGGTGGGTTTTTGTATATTAAGATTGTTTTTCAAAGTCCACCTGAGAATGTTGATGTTGAGTTGTTAGTTGAATACGAAGATGATCCTAATTGGGATTGTCATACTATGGGAAACAAGGTGTGTGGATTATGAATAAAACATTAGAAGATGAGAAACGTGCGTATCGTATGGCTTTATGTACGTTGACTGTTAAGCAGCGTTTGGAAGTTGAGCATATGTTGTTGGCCGAGTTGAAGCAACGTGTTCTTCAGGCTCAGATCAGTTTTGATAAACTTGGTGGTCAGTCGCGTATGGATTCTATTGTGATGTGTTTAGATGAGTTGGAGGAAGATGATGGCTGAGTGTGTGACTGGTGATGTTTGTGTGTTGATTATGAATCGTGAAGAGTCGGCACATGTTATTGAGATGTTATTGTTTGAGTTGGATAGTGTTAATCAAGAGTTATCTGATGATCATAGTTGGTCTAGTAAACAGATTATTATTGGTTTGTTAGATGCGTTAGGAGTTGAGTGATGCCTAATTGGTGTATGAATTCTGTTGAAGTTGAAGGCCCAGCGCGTGTGTTGGAGGCGTGGGTTAAAAAAGTTGAGCGTAATGCTGGTTCTGATACTGGTTTGTTTGGAACGTTTGTTATCCCTGCGTACAATGAAGATCAATCTAATTGGTGGGCAGCTCATAATGTAGCATGGGGTACTAAATGGGATATTGAAATTAATAAGTTGGATTGGGATCGATATGTTGATGGTGTAAAGCTTCAGTTTGAAACTGCTTGGTCTCCACCTATGGGTTGGTTAGAAACTATGTCTCGTGAGTGGCCTTCTTTGTTGTTTAGAATTGCGTTTGAAGAAGAGGGTATGGATTTTATGGGATATGCGATTGTAAGAGATGGTGAGTCTTGGGAGGCTGAAGGTGAAACAGTTCCTTATGAATTTGTTTGTGATAATCCTAGTGAACAGTCTCGTATTGACGATGCTTGGCATGATGCGATGAGTGAGCGTCGTGATGCGTTAATGTATGAGGCGTCTGATGCCTACGAGAAAGCGATGTATGTGGAATGAAAGCTTTGCATTGGTCTAGTAATGATTCTCTTTGTGAAATTTGTGGTGTGAGTTTTAATTTGTTGTCGGAAATTGCTGAAATGTATGATCCATATAGTGATGATGGTTCTATTGTTTGTCATGTACGTTGTGGTGAAGACAATGGTTTAGATATTGAAAGGATGGTACATCCAGTTGCGTCAGACACCTCAGTATCTTATTGATGATGCGTGTTGTATTTGCACGCGTCATCGGAAGTTAGATATTTTGTTGCTTGATTTGTATTTGTATACTTTGCCTAATGATGAGCATGTGTGGGCGCATCGCCCTTGTGCTGAATGGGCTGGTTTGAAAAAGTTCTCTAAAAAATAGAGTGACACACAGGTTGTGTGTACAACATAGATAAGGAGCCTATTGTGGCTAACATTAATGCGGTAACTATTGTAGGTAATGTGACTCGTGATCCTGAGTTGCGTTACACGTCAGCTGGTTTGGCTGTGTGTAATTTTAGTGTTGCGTCGAATCGTCGTTGGTTGAACAAGTCAACGAATGATTGGGAGGAGAAGGTTTCTTTCTTTGATGTGACTGTTTGGGCTGATCATGGTCAAAATGTTGCTGAGTCGGTGCTTAAGGGTGATCGTGTCGTTGTGACTGGTCGTATTGAGCAGCGTTCTTGGGAGACTGAGACTGGTGATAAGCGTTCGAAGATTGAGATTGTGGCTGATGTTGTGGCTGTGTCTCTTGAGTGGGCTACTGTGACTGAGATCGTGAAGAACGAGAAGGCTCAGGGTGCTGAGAGTGGTCCTAATAATTATCGTGCGGGCGAAGAGAACTTCTGAGCTTGCTTGGTTTGAGAATCAATACCCGCCATTGATTCTCAAAAATGAGAGGCCAAGATAATAAAGCTTGGCTCTCAAATAAAAGAGGGTGGGTCCGGTTCCGCCACCGGGCCTGCCCTCGCTTATTTCTTTTCACATACAAGGAGGCAATCATGCCAGTAGTACCGGAAACAAAGTTGGAGTCAAAGCTTGCACGTCTTAATGAGATTCGTGCAATGCTTGATTGGTTGGAACGTCATCCCGAATTAATTAATGATTCGTTGATGGTTAGTAATCATATTTTTGTTTATCCTCCGCATAATGAGGATGATGAAGTGAAGCGTACGTATGTGCTTGATGCTATGCGTCCGTTAGTTCGTAGTCTTAATGATGGTGCTGCGTTTGGCATGGTCAAAAAGATTGATTCGGATTATTACTATGGGTTTGAGCGTCGCTTTGGTGATGGTCTTGTTGTAAGTATTAATGCTCATAATCAGGGTGTGTGTGAGTATGTTGAGAGTGATGAGCTTGAAGATGTTGAGGTTGTTGATATCCCGGAGCGTGTGACTCAGGAGTACACGAAGATTGTGTCTCGTCCAAAGATGGTCAAGGTTTGTCCCAAGTTGTTTGTTGATTAAGGAGAATCGTAATGATTTTTGAAATTAATGTTGATGATTCAGAAATAGTTTCTGCTGTTGCTAGAGAACTTTCTGAAAATTGGCAGTCTGATATTTGTGAGACAGTTGCTGAAAAGTTTGATGCTTCTGACATTGCAGAACATATTAGTGTGTGGGACGTTGCACATGAAATTGATATGGAAGAGTTCTACGCAAACTTTGAAATTGAATATGAAGACCTTGCTAATAATATTATTGATGCAAATAACTTCAAAGAAATGATTGCCGGTTTAATGTGGCAGCAGTTCAGTGAAGAGTTTGGTGCATCGATGAAATGTGTGCGTGAAGAACTTGCTGTGATTCATCGTGAGCTTGATGCTCGTGCTGTTCCTATTTGGAAGAGGTGGTTTAGTAATGCCAACAAAGAAGAAACTAATATTGCCTAACCTTCCGTTTCGACCATTGGTTATGAAACGAATTAGTGGGCAGCAATTAATGATGGATCTTCCGATAGAAGATCAGCGTAAAGAGTTGTTGAATATGCGTTTGAATAATCGGTATGGTGGATTGGTAACGATTACTGATCTTGCTGTATTGTTTGAGACGAATACTCATTCAATTGCTCGTTGGTTTAAGACGGGTGTGCGTTGGAATCTTGGTGAAGATTTGTGTGATCGGATTGGTGTGCATCCTGTTGAGGTGTGGCCTGAGTATTATCAGATTCTTGCTGATGCTGAATGGGAGTTTGAAATTGGTATGAAAGTTGACGATATTGTTGACGATAAATTGTTAGAACGTATTGTTTGATTGGCTTAATACAACTGTACCGGGTCAGTTTGCAGTATTTTTTACGTTGATTATATTGCCCGGAATTGTAACGACGTTACGTCTTTGGTTGTATTACCGTACTCATACTAGAAACAATTATGAGTTTTATAGTTTGCCTTTAGAAGATGCAAATAGTAATTTATCTTTACAAGAAATACATAACCGTTGTGTCGAATTTTCTAGGAGGAATCATGGCACATGAATTAGAGCTTGATAAATCAGGACGTGCGTCGTTCTGTTACAACGATAAGAATGGTAATCCGTGGCATAAGTTAGGCCAACAGTTTACTGGTGCAATTAATTTGCAGGATGCTTTGATTGCGTGCAATGTGCGTACTGCTTCTAAGGCTCCGCTGTATGCGATGACTGCTTCGGGTATGGCAGAGATTGATTCGCATCAGGCTATTGTTTGGCCGAGCATTGATGATCCAAGTGAAGAGGTTGTGCTTGGTGTTACTGGTTCACGGTATGAGTTGATTCAGTATTCTTCTGTGGCTGAGATTGCAATGGCTGTAGTGGGTGCTTCATCTAATGATGCTGTGCTTGACACTATGGGAATTCTTTTTGATGGTAAGCAGTTCTTTGGTTTCATCGATTTCGGTGATGTAGAAGCTGTGCTTCCGTCAGGTGCTGTTGATCGTACGATGCAGGGTCTTGGGTTCTTGTCGTCGCATGATGGTTCGCAAGCAATTACTTTCTATACTTCAAATGTGCGTGCTGTGTGTAACAACACGGTGACGTGGGGTTTGAAGGCTGCTAAGAATTGTGTGCGTATTCGTCATACTGCTCGTGCTGATGAGCGTATGTCTCAGGTGCGTGATATTCTGAGCCTTGCATATGGTAATGATCAGGCGTTTACACAGATGGCTTCGCAACTAGATATGTTGCCGGGTGGTCGTGATGTGCTGTCTCGTGTGATTCGTACGGTGTGGCCTAAGCCTGAGGGTCAGGATGCTACTGATCGTGCGAAGAAGATTTGGGATACACGTTTCGCTAAGATCAATGATTTGTATTGGATGGAATCCAATGCTGGTGGTTACGGTGACACGGGTTGGTCTGTGTTCAATACGGTAACTGAGTTCCTCGATCATGTGCAGGGACAAGACAGTGACCGTCGTGCTCGTATGGCGATTGATCCGCAGTCGTTGTCGTCGCAGAAGAAGCGTATTGCGTTTGATGCGCTTGTGAGTGCGTAATGATTACGTTGTCGTTTGAAGATGTGACCTTGACTATGAGTACTTATGATTGGGATAGGTTGCGTAAATTTTTATCAGTTGCTATTGAAGTTGTGCCTGTTGAGTATGTCGCAGAGCATGAACGTTTGTTAGATGAAATAGGTGTGGGTTATGCAACCCATACACGTTTGTATAAGGAGAAGATGATTGATGAGTCTCGGTAATAGTTATGCGGGTATGCGTATCGTGGGTCGTAGTGATTCGTGGTATGAGCCGGATGATGATAGTGCGTATGAAAAAGCGTGTGAGTTTGTAGCTACTTGGATTGAGGAGAGTACTACAATCCCTGATACTTCCATTACGCAAGCTGATCTTGATGCAATTGTTGAAGAGTATTTAGAAGATCCAGAAGTATTAACTGATGGGTTAGCTGCAAGTTTGCAGCAGTCTTGGAATGAGTATTGTGAAACTAATCACGAGTTAGGAAAGCCACGGTGAGTCAAGAGTTTGTTGTGCATTTTAAATCAACGACTGCAAGTGCGCATTACATGAATTCGTTTGCTGTTTGGTTGCATGATAGATTGCAAGAACAATTGTTTGTTGATCATTTTAGAGATCAAGAAATTTTAATGTGGTTTGATGCAGTAAAAACAACTGATTGATTGGAGAGTAATGGCTATTAAAAAGAATCTTGGAGAACTACCCATTGTGAATACAGGCAATGGTGTGCGTCCCGATAGAGATCCGTTTATTGGTCGAGCTTTTGCAGCAGCTTGGCTAGATAAGAACTACCAAGAGGGTAAAGCCCATGCGGTTGAAGGTTCTCGGTTCCGTTT